TTAACCAAATAACAACCTAAAGACGCTTATTTCTTTTCTTTTCGCTCGCACGCTTTCTTCTTGTATGGTTTCAGAAGCATCTTAAATGCGCAGTTCTTTTCAGCGTATCGCCCGAATATCGTGTCCGATGTCGCAATCAATGCCGCTTGCAAAATCGAAATAGGTATCTCGCCGTATTCCTTTATGATGGCGAAATAGTCCTTGCCGATATGCTCATACACAATCCCTTCGGCAAGGTTGGCGCATTTCTTGATTGTCTCGTCAATCTTGCGCTGCCTTTCGGGGTCTTTGCTGTAGCACTCAATTCGGCAATGCGTCTTTACTAAATCTATTGTCAGGAAATCCATAATTCTCAATTCTCAATTATCAATTATCAATTTGCGGCTATGGCCGCAGAAGTCCCCATTGACGCTTTCAGCGTCGAGCCTGCTCACGCTCGGCATTGCTCATGCGAGCATGGCACTGCTCTCGCTTACTCGCAGCCTTCAATACTCACAAGCCAAACAGTTGCACACCGTCGGCTGGATTCCTTTCTTCTTGCAATAGCTCATAGTTTCTAATTATTTATCAGTGATTGATATTTGTCTGAATTGTACAATTCCCATTCATCTTCTTTTTCATACAATATCCGTACAGAGTCAAGATGTTCTTTTACCCTGTAACCATTCTCACTATAGCCAGATATTTTCCAAACGGTGTGCGTACCAGTCGGCATGTGCATAACATGATCGCCAATCTTAAATTTATGGTTCACTTTCATAGTTCCTTATATTTAATTCTCAATTCTCAATTATCAATTTGCGGCTGTGGCCGCAGAAGTCCCCATTGACGCTTTCAGCGTCGAGCCTGCTCACGCTCGGCATTGCTCATGCGAGCATGACACTGCTCTCGCTTACTCGCAGCCTTCAGCGCGCTCGGCATCCCGCGCTCGACCTCTGGTCGCTTGCTACCGAAGGGACGCAAGAAGGGTGACGCTTTCACCGCTCGGCCCTTGCTCTCGCTTATTCGGGCCCAGCGAGTCATAAGAAAGCGGAGCGACTGAAAGAACCTCGCCTACATGTTGGGGCGAATAAGACCCCAACATGCAAAGGCCTCAAACGAGCCGCCGCAATCGGTCAGGATATACAGCCTTGCCTGTTCCACGTTTAGAGTCCCCCGCCAATCGGGGGACGGCTATAATGCAGGGGGGCATTCATGGTCTTATCAGTCCCCACATGGCAAAAGCCTCGAAACCACCAAGACCATGAATGTATTCTCTTGCATCTTCTACAATCTTTTCGAAGCGTTCCGTCTCCTGGGTGCCGTCCGCGTAGGTAAACGTCACGTTCTCGTCGCCTATCGAGCAGATGGCGGTCACCACATGCCCCGTTTAGAGTCCCCCGCCAATCGGGGGACGGCTATAATGCAGGGGGCTACCACTTTATTGTCCTCTTGCGTTTCAATGTCTTCCCGCATACCTCGCAATACGTCTCAGTGATGCGAACCTTGACCGTGTACCAGCGTTTCTTCGAGCGTCCTTTATTAGTCGTTCTGGATGGGTACTTCTCAGTCCAATGGCACTTGGCCTCCTTGTGGAAGCCAAGCGCACATTTCGCCTTTTGGATGATGCTCATCGTCTCATGTATTCAGGGCCATAGATGTCGTACAGGGGGGTGGTTGTCAACTTCCCTTGGTCGTCTCTCTTGAAGCGAGTGAATACAGCTTGCACTCTGTTGTGCTTTGTAGCACGTTCAAATGATTTCTTGCTCATTTTCGTAAATATTAAATGGTTTAACTTATGCTGCTTGTTTGATTTCAACCCCTGCTTTATAGCCGCCCCCTTGCCATAGGGGGCTCAAAATGTCCGACAGGTGGGGGTCTTGTGGCGCGATGAGCACGTTACCCACCACGCGCTCACCGAACAGCCGGTGAATCAGCGGGTCCACGTCGTCAGCCCGCAAGTCCAGTCGGCCAAGGCTCGTCTCTATCTGTACGTCCACCCTGCCGTGCCCCGCCATTACCTCGCAGGCCACTCGCGGGTTCGCCTTTGTCAGCCCTCCCGCACGTTCATACACTAAATCCACGACGGCACCCGCCAGTCGGTCGGCCATCTTATCCGGATGGCCAGCATTCACTTTCTCAAACATGATTTGTCGTTTTTTATTATATTCTTCTATCCTTAGTTACTTTGTAGAGTTCGGCCAACCCGTCGAGGTTCATGCCGTTCACCATGATGCGCACCTGTTCGGGTGCGTTCTCGTAGTAGAAGAAGTCGCCGCGCTGCTTGTGTACTCTTAGCATACGCTTACACGTTGCCGTGAAGTTCATCACGGGCTTTCCTGCCGTGATACGAGTCAGCAGCAGGGTGATGGCCTGACGTGATGCCGTGATAGTCCTATCCTTGCCAAAGTTCAGCGTGTGGGCGCAGTAGTATGCCATGTGAGGCAACAGCCGTTTCACGATGTAGTCGTTGATGGCCGATAGGTCGCCCGTCTGGTGGTAGTCGTAGAGCATGACGGATTCCTCGGCAGCGTTGACGATGATTTCATCAATGCGCACCGCTTCATCCTTGCGCTGCTCCATGCGCCACCAGTCGGCCTTGTTGTCGGTGGGCTTTATCTTTCCCGCCTTGACCGCTTTCAGCCAATCTTCACAATCCTTTCGGTCTTTCGAGCGATGGCGGTAGCGTTGGCCGCTGATGGTGATCTCGGCACGATAGCAGTCCTTGAAGTAGCGTTTGCCGTTCTTGAAGCCCTTCGAGCCGGTGTCGTGGTAGATGGTGCCGTCGGTCACGATGCTGTCTTCCGTGTTGCCCTGCCATCCACAATACTCGCGGAGGTCGGCAGATTGTGGTTTGTCGCTTATTGTTACCATAACATGAGCTGCTTTGGTTTGTCTTGGTCAATGAGGTCGCTCAGCAGGTAGCCGGTGTAGTGAATGGTCTTGCCGTTGATGTCCCACTGATAGACTGAGAGCGCAACGCCCGTCTCTGGGTGTTGCATCTTCAGAAAGTCGCCACGCTGAATGTTGTGGTCGAGTATGTAGTTCCACGCCTCAATGAGTTCGGGCGATGGTTCCATACTTGAAATCGTGTTATTCTTCAAGTCGGGGTACTTCGTCACGTCCTCATACCATTTGCGGAGTACCGACAGCATCCGTACATGGCTCTCGTCCACGTTGTCTTGCATGATGTCGAAGCCATAAATGCTGCTGACAGCCAACAACGAAAGTTCGTCAATCTTCTCGCCCCTACAGATGGGGTGGAATCCAAACGACTTCTTTCTTGCTGCCTCCAGCTTGCGGCTCAGTATCTCAACGAGGAAGTTGCCGTTGCCACACGCAGGCTCCAGGAATCGGGAGTCGATGCGGTCGGTTTCCTCTTTCACGAGGTCGAGCATAGCGTTCACTTCTCTCTTTGCCGTGAACACTTCACCATGCTCTGCAACTCTCTTTCGTGATTTGATTTGATTCTCGCTCATAGTTCCTATAATTCGTTCAATTCGTGTAATTCGTGGTCGGTTCTTTTTTGCCCTTTGCCTTACGGCGCAATCCCGTTTGTCGGGATAGCTCAAATCTGTCTGATTGGGCCGCTTTCACGTCGGCCTTGGCCTATCGGCCTTCCTCCGTCGCGACTCGGCATAGCTCAAGCGGCAAGCCGTTTGGCTCTGCTCTCGCTGCTCCGTCGGTTCATCGCCAGGTTCAGGATGTTCGTGGCTATCGCCTCCTGCTTGGTCATCGGCGAGCCGTCCGGCTTCGTCATCATCGTGCCGTCCTTCAGCACCACCGGCGTATCCAGCTGCGAGAGCAGATACTCCTCCATTGTCTGCTGCGGCTGTGAGTCTTTTGTCTTTGCCATAGGTCAGTCCGCTACGTTAGTACCCGTTTCGCCTTGCGCTTCTTCAAACGATGGCGGTTGCGGTTCAGTTTCTTTTCTGATTACGATTTTGTCCGGCACGGGAAAGTCGGCACAATGCGCTTTGTGAACAATCTCACGAGCCTTGCGTATCTTCTCCTGCGTTTCCTCGTCTATGCCGAGAGCCTTCATCGCAAGGTCGGTGTCTTTCACCACCTTTGCGGCTCCTTCGATAAAGTTCTCCAGACACTTCTCACGCATTTCTCGTTGTCCTTCTTGCTTGCCCATCTCTCGGATAGCAGCACAAGCGACATACACTAACAATGAGATAAGTGCGGCCTTGTAGTCGGCCAATGCCCACATGAAAGCAGCCAAAATAATCATGGCTACGATGTGGAGTACAATACTGATTTTTGTTTCTTTTTCCATAATTCCTTTTATTTTATTCGTTTTATTCGTTCAATTCGTGTTCTATTCATTCACCAGCATCGGCATGAGCAGCATCGTGACCGTCTCGCCCTGGTAGAGCGGGTCGTCGGGCTGGATGGTGACGGCTCGGCTCGGGTCGGTGAAGTGGATGGTCACCGTCGGCTCGATGATGCGCGAGAGCTCGTCGATGATGCTGTCGGCCTTCACGCCCAGCGTCATGTCCTTGCCGCAGGAGTAGTCGATGCCGATGCGGTCGTTCGCCTCCGTCGAGAAGTCGAAGTCCTCGCCGTAGAGCGTCATGCGCTGGTCGCTGCTGATTTCCAGCTTCACCAGTCGGCTGCTGCTGTTGGTGAAGTGCGCCACGTTGCGCACCGCCTTCAGCAGGGCTTGGCGGTCGGCCTTCAGCGAGTAGGGCGCATCCTGCGGAATCACGCTCATGTAGTTGGGGTAGCGGCCCTCGACCTTTAGAGTCCCCCGCCAATCGGGGGACGGCTATAATGCAGGGGGCTAATACATTACGTTAAATCTCACTCGCAACTGATTACGTTTGACGCTGATCATGTAATCTTCAGCCTCCAATCGCTTTCTCCAATCATCAAGCACGGCACTCGTGTAGTCGTACTTGGTACTTAGCGTCAGGATGACCGCAAATCCAGTCTCCTTGCACGTTTCCATGTTGCACAGCGTCGGCATTTCGTGGTCTTTGATTACGTCGATGTTCACTTCTGCCTTGATTGCTTTTAAGACCTCAAAGGCGCGGTCTGTTGTCTTCTTTGCCATAGTTCCTTATGTTTATAAATTATTATGCTGCTAATCTCATTACAACCCCTGCTTTATAGCCGCCACCTTGCCATAGGGGGCTCAAAAGGTACGTCAGCCATGCCTCCGTGTCCGAGCCCGTCATGGTGATGGTCTGCTGCTGTTCGTCCACCATGCAGAGCACGTCGCCCAGAATCGGCAGAGCGTTCTTTGAGTTAATCACTCGGCAGATGTTCTTCACTGCCATTTCAAGTGCTGTTTTTGATATTATCAGTTTCATATGTTTCTTATTGTTTATAATAATCGTTTCGCCATTGTGCCCGGTAGGGGCTTTTCTTCGTGCCGTCGCCTACCACTTCGGCACGTCGTAGATGGGTCTTGCCGCTTTCGAGGTACTCCACGAATGGGCGAGGCTCACGGGCTATCAGTTCAATCATGAGAAACGTCTGCCGTTCGTGTGACAGACGTTTCGTCAGCTTCAGGTCGTTACAGATGAAGTGCGTGTTGTCGGTCAGTGCCTCGGCTGCTTGCCGAATCCAATGAATGACAAACGCTTCCTCATACAGATTCACTGGTTTCTCCATTGTTCCAATCGTGCTTGTCGAGGTCGTAGAGTTCTCCGATTTCGTCATTCTGAACGATGCCACTGAAACCACGTCGGCGCAACTCATACACGATGTTGAGCGTGTTGGTTTCTGCCAGGTTGCTTGTGGTGCTTGGCTCGTTCTCCTTGATGAAGGCACTCACCTTGGCGTTCCATTCGTTCTCCAGAGCGATGCGCCGCTGATGATAGCCTTGCAACGATTGATTCAACTTGGAGATGTCCTTGCGTATCTCGTCAATCTGACGATGCTTGCTGGCAATCTCTTCCTTGATTTCAGACTGTAGGGCAGCAATCTCACGGATGGCTGTGCCCTTCTTGTTCTTTAACTCTCTGACTTGGTAGTCAAACTCACTTCTTGTCATAGTTCCTTTTGTTTATTAATTGGGTTTATACTATGAGAGCGTCAGGCCGTCAGTGGTTTGCCGCTCTCGTGAAATTCGTTCAATCCATCTCAGGTATCTCATTCATCGTGTCGCGGGCTTGGGTGAGCAGGCTGCTCAGGCCGTCCTTCTCGGTGTCCACGCCCTTCTTGGTGTCCTCCTTCACCTTCGATGGGGTGGTCTTGTAGTTCAGTCCGATAGCCTCGAACTGAAGCATCAGCGTGCGCTGCATCTTGTCGTAGTAGGGCAGAAGGGGCGACACCTCGTTCTTCATCTGCGCCATCGAGCCGCTGACCAGCGTCACCAGACTGTCGGTGGCCTCCAGTTCGGCCTGAACCTTGTCGAGCATCGCCATATTTGCCGCCGTTGCCCTCACCTGTGGCAACAGCCACGGTTCCATGTCGGCACCCGTGCGCGACTTTATCATCTTGCGCAGCTCCAACTCGTAGGCGTGCGCCGTTCTTTGTTTTGCCATATCTGTTTATTTCTTGAATAGTGACTTGTAATGTTTCAGTTCTTGTTCCAGCTCGTAGGGGTGGCGACGCTCGCGCCAGGCATCCATCGTGATGGGGTATCGACGACCGGGCAGCGACATCCACTTCTCCCACTGGTCGTCGCATGGGCGGTGCAACAGTCGCTTCTGCTTTCGGTAGGCTGCGGCACTGCGCTCGATACCCTTCGACGTGAGCGGCGGGAATCCGTCGGGCGTGAACACACCCAGACAGCAGTACGCCTGCCGTTGCCCCTTGGTCAGTTCTTCCTTCGGTCGGAGTCCCAGCAGCGGGCAGCGTGAGCACTTGTCGGGCTGTTCAGGTGGCAGCTGGATTGGAGTAAAAATCGCTTTCGGCATTTTATTCGTTATTATTTTGCGTTCGGAGTATATTGCGCATTTTCGATACCTTGCACCGTTAAGATATGATTCGGGAAAAACGAGAATTTCAAAAATTACCGAACTAAATGAGAGCAGGGCAAGGTGATTTCCGAATCGGAAGGCCCCTTCAACTAAAACGACCCGCCCGGGGTCAGTCGATAGGGTGCTTGCGAGGTCTTCCGCGTTTCTTCTTAGGTTGCAATGCTTTCAGTCGCTTGCGCTCTTCGGCCTTAGTTCGTCGCTCTGCCTGGTACTCAGCCATTGTTCGGTGTGGCTTGGGCTGGTAGCCATGACTGATGGCATACTGTTTGTTGCGCTCGCTGATCTGCTTGCGCTCTTCGTCAGTCCATTGGTGCGGATGGGTCAGCCCTGTGCGCACGGCATGTTGCATGTTCGCCTGATAGGTACACCATTCGAGGTTGCTCACATGATTGTTGAGTTTGTTGCCGTCGATATGGTTGATGCACGGCAGGCTGTCGGGGTTAGGTGTGAATGCTTCGATGACCAACCGATGCACCTTGCGGCAGTACGGTTTGTTGTTCATCCAGAACATCACCGCATAGTAACCTCTGCGCTGGATGGTCTGAGGCATGATGCGCCCAACCATACCGTGGTACCTTTTCATTGAGCGCACACGTCCGAGGTTGCTCACCTCATACTCACCGTTGAACTCCTGAATCGGTTTCCATTGTTCCTGTTCCATCGTCTTCTTTCTTTACGAATTTACTCATGAGGTTGTCAGCCCATCGGTCTTGTCGGGCCTCGGCACGCTGGCGGACTATCTTCGCCGTGTTGCTGCCCAGCTCCTTATGGATGCGGGCATGGCAGGCGAAGCACAGAGCCTTCAGCCCTTGAAGTCCGCAGTCGATAGCCAACCGCTTCATCTCGTCCTTGGTTCGCGCGGTCTCGATAGGTACGATGTGATGCACGCAGCGGGCACTTGTCACGATGCCCTCCTTCATGCACTCCTCGCACAGTCCGTTGGTGCTCCTGAGTTTCGCAATGCGCAACTCCTTCCACTCGCGGCTGTTGTATATCTCCTGCTTGTCCTTGGCCACCTTGTCACTGACCCCTCGCCAATTTCGCTTCTTTGCCATAGTCAGAAGTCTGGGTGTTTACGTCGTGATTCGTTCTTGATGATCTGACAGTCATAGCCGTGTTTGCGGCAGAACTTGTAGAACCTTTGGCGGTCGGCGTGTACAACGTCATCAATTCCGCGCACATGCCGCTCGCCTTCCATCGGTTCTTCGCTCTCGATGGAATCCTCATATAGTTCTGGCATGTACTCCGTATTGAAGTACGTCCGTTCTGCTCTTCGTTTTACGCTCATGGCTCCACGTCGAACGGCTTTCCGCCTATTGCATTTTCAACCTCTTCGGCAAGGTCCACACCTGCCGGCGGTTCTAAGTCCGTCTGTCGGTGCTCACCTTCCCAATCCTTCGCCTCGTACTCGGCCAACTCTCGGTCATCATCCGTCCATTGTATCGTCTGCTGACTGTTTGCCAAGCTGTCCGGCGTGCGGTGCGGCTTGCGCTTGGTCTTGCGTCCATACTGTATCTGCTTGCCGAAGTCGTGGAAGTCGCCCACTTGCGGCAGCTCACCACGGTCTGACTCGTCGAGGTGTGCCAGCAGTTGCGCGTCGCACATCATGGTCAGTGTCTCGCGTAGGCTTTCTGTTTCCAGTGCAACGCCTACCTGTCGCAAGTCACGGTAGAGTCCTTTCATGCTGACCTCGGCCACGCGCTCCAGGATGTCATCGACACACAGCGTCATGGTCGGTGTCTCACCTGGCAGGAACGGCTTGTCTATCATGGCGAGGCCGAAGCCTTGCCGCGCACCGTTCTTGTCGTGCTGCTGTAGTACGAGGATCACCTGTGCCACGTCCATCGTTGCCGACGGGTCGCTGAAGGCAAAGGCTCGATTCCAGTCCACGTCCATCTTCAGCATGTGAAGGATGGTTTGCATGGCCGGTGGCACTGGGCCGCTGACCTTGGCCGTCTCGATGATGAACTCCAGCACCAGCTTCAGCAGTCCGTAGATGTCGGTGCCACGCGAGGCGCATATCAGGTTCAGCAATTCGGCCACCCACACGGGTACTTTGGTCGATACGTTCTTGATACCTGGATTCTCTTGGCTTGCTTGTTCTTTAATCATTTTCTTTTCTTGTTTAATAGTCGGTTTCGTTTTTTGCAATTCAGGACTTGCAAGCATGGCTTCGCAAATTTATGACAGAAATGTAACTTTGGGAATTTACTCCATGCCACGCATCCCTCGCATACCTGTTTCATGTCACCACCTCCAATCCTAATTTATCTATCAAATCAGCGGTTTTTGGCATGATGGATTTAATCTCTTCGATTGTCTTCGGTGGCGGTGGAGCCTCGTTCAGCATCCTCACCACCACGTCGGCGATGTCAGCCTTCGGCCCGTCGCACTCTTTCCACCACTTCGTCACTGGTTGATCGTCAATGCTGACCATCGGATAGTACAGGCTTTCCATCTTCTTTCGCCACTCTTCTACGCCGTCACGGTCGGGGTATAATATCACATTCCGCTTCTGGCCGATGAGCGGCTTCAGCCTTTCGCGTGTCAAGTTGCTCGCACCACAACACGCCAACCACAATTGCATCGGATTGTTTCCGTAAGCTATGGCCATCAGCACTGCCGTCTTCTCGCTCTCCACAAGTTTAACAGTTGCCTTTGGGTACTTTTTCAGCAGGTGTTCACCAAACAGGCACAGCCTCGCTTCCTGCTTCGACGGGTCGTATATGTGCGGATATGGGTATGGTGGCTCGTTGGTCATCTCTTGCTTTTCAGCGTCCCAATGCCTCGAAAGCAACGCGTGGAACCAGTCAGTAGGATAGTCCTTCTTATCCTTCACTCGGTGTCCGTCGGGCTTATACTTCATATAGTGCGCCGTGCGGACGTTGCCCTCATGGTCTATCTGCCAGAACACGGTGAACTCATGCCTACATTGTACCGTCGCGTGTCCTATACAATAGTCGTGTAACACTTGCGGAATCCTTGCCCGTTGCTCGTTTCCCCACTTGATACCCGTGTTGATCCATTGCACCAGCGCGTCGCCCTCTGTCACCATCCGCCTCGCTACCATTCCTCGCGGCAGCGTCAGCGTAGGCAGTGGCACTGGCTTGGGTCGTGGTGGCGGTGGCGTATAATCGAACGGCACATTATCCACCTCGATGTTATACTTCTTACCTAACCACCGTATCGCATCTGGGTATGACAGCTTTTCGTGCGCCATCAGGAAGTCCACTACGCCACCCTTCGCATCGCACTTGAAGCAGCGATAACAGTTCTCCTTCGGGTACACCGAGAAGTTGCCGTAGCCCTTATCGTCGTGGAAAGGGCAGATGCCTTGATACCTCACGCCCTTCTTCCGTAGTGCCACGTCCTCAAAGTCGCCTACGACCTCCTCAATCTTCGCCGTGTCCAGAATGCGCTCGATGATAATCTGGTCGATTTTAGCCATAATTCAAAACGTCATAATGTAAAGCCAAACGCATGCGCGTGCGGCGCGTGTGTGGGGTTCGTGACCCGCCCGCCACGCCATAGGCGGGCAGGGGTCTCGCACCCTACGCACCGCCATTGGGTCACGGTTCTGTATCCCTTTAGGGATACAATGGGATTGGGTCACCGTTTTTAGAAGGGTAAGTCTTCAGGTGGTTGGAGCATTGGATAGCCATTTTTCTTCAGCGTCGATTCTTCCAAATAGTGCAAGTTGATTGCCGCCATCATGTCGGCCTGTTGCTTGTCTTTATTCTTCACTCCGCCAATCTCGCAGAATACCGTCTTCTTGATGGTCTGACGGTCCATTGGCCATTCGTACATGCCCTTCGCCTGTTCAATCCACTCGCGTATCTGTCGTGTATCGTCACACGTTGGTTGCTCCTTTGACTTGCTCGACAAGTTGGTGCCCTTCGTGATGATGCGAGGTACGCCAAGGTTGCCAGCATCCTCAGTCACTTCAAACTGCCAGTCGTCCATGTCCTTGTCGCGGGCATCGCACTGCTTCACTGTGAACGTCACGCCATTGGCGGTCTTCGTTTTGATACTCACCAGCGTGTCGCTCACCTTGTTGCCCAACTCCGAACCTACCCAACCGCGCATCTTGGCTTCGTCATCGTCATTCTTGCGGCTTGGGTTCTGGTGAAGTGCCAGCCATATCGACATGTTTCTTTCCTCTGCCAACGAGCCGAAGGTGTCAAGAATGGTAGAGGCCGTTTCCTCATCGTTAATCGAGGCTATCAGGTCGCGCAGACCATCCACGAACACCACGTCGGGTTGTATGGCATCAATGGCCATGCGGATGAGGTCGTAGCGTTGCTGATAGACCTTCTTCTGCTCATCCTTCGGCATGTTCTTTAGCCACAGCACGGCAAAGCGGTCGTTTGGGTATTTCATGTCCCAATCGCACAACCAATGCACACGTCGCAGCACCTTTGCGCTCGACAGCTTCTCCATCTCAGTGTCGCAGTAGAGCACCTTTGGCAGGTGGCCCAGATACTCGATGGTTCGCTCGGGCACCTTCAGTCCTGGCAGGTAGCGCTGCGTCTTGTCACACCCGTTTCCCAATATTGCCGCCATCAGTTGTGTCAGTACGAACGATTTACCATTCTTCTTCTGACCCGTGATGGCCGCAAGACCGCCAACCTTCGAGAACGGCACGCCGTTGTACTCCAATATGGTGTACGGCTCTGGGTAGTCCTCACGCGGGTCGAGCAAGTATGGCCGTAGGATGTCCCACCGCTTCAGTTGCTCATCCTGCGCTATCTGCTCAGTTGATCGTAGCTTTGGCGTTATATTATTGATTTCTTCACTCATAGTTCCTTAGTTTTCTTAATGACGCCTCACGTTGGCATTTTTTTACGCTCTGACGGCATTTCTCGTGGTTCTCCCCATAGTATTCCCTTTGCCTCAGCAGTCGCTCGTCACGCTGCTTCATATATCGCTCATGGTCGCGGATGCGTCGTGGTGTGCGCTGTCTCGGCTTTTTCAATCCTTTCTTCTCGTAATTGATGTAGTATTCGCGTCGCTGAGCCAGCAGCTTTTCACGTTGCTTCCGATAGCGTTCACGGTCGTACTTCTGCTGATCGGTCAGTTCCTCCGTCATAGTTCCCTGTAATTAAGGACGAATGACAACCCGTGGGCTGCCACTCGTTGAAATACTGGTCAGAAGGGTAAGTCATCGTCTTCGCCTCCCTCTTCCTGTTGCCCGGGTTCCGGGAATGGAGGCACCTTTGCGCCAGCTGGCGCGGTAGGTCCTTCAGCCGATTGCCCATGTGATTCCTCGGTAGTTGCACTCGCACCTACCTTCTGAACGTTAGTACAGCGCACTTCATTGAACCACCGACCGTCATATTCATGTGCCTCGATGTGGAATGTAATCTTCACCTCATCATTCTGTTGCAAGTTCCATTGCTTGATGCGGTCTTCACCAAACACTTTAAACAGCATTTGCGATGGTAGCGTTTGGTTCGGCCACCAGAAATAGTCCATCACATAATCTTGCGACATCCATGTGTTGCCAGTTCTTTGGCTTACGCCGCTATTTGCCGGCATAACTGACCTAATCTTTCCTGTTATTTCCATATATTTATTCTTTTGGAATTGGTATATTATTCTTTGCATGTATCGATCCCCAAACAGATAGGTTATATGACTCAGCAATGAATGCGTCATCATCCACTCGCTCGCGCAACTCTTCGTAGCGTCTGAGCTTCGTTGGTGTCATATTCTTGTCGCTCAGGAATGTCCGCATCTCAATGATGTTCGGATTATCCTCGCGCCTCACTCCGTAGGTAAAACCAGCTTTCGGCATACGGGATACGACGATTGGCCGTCCGTCTTTGTCTGTGTCATCCTGTAGAGGGTTGAAAGCGATGATGCTGGCAAACTCCAGCACCATTTCCCGCGAACGGAAAGGAATCTTCAGTCGTTCACAGTATCGCTCAAAGAAATGGCTGGTGTATATCACGCAGGCATCATCCATCAAGTTTGTTTCCTTATTCATCATGTACTTTGGAATGAAAGCACCGATGCTGGCGTAGGTCTCATAATAGATGAAGCTGGAGTGCAACGTCACCATATCGGCAAAGCCTTCAGGCCAGAATGGTATGTCGAAGCAGTACCAACGATTCCCATTGGCTGACTTAAACTCGTGTCTGTCGCACAACACAGGTTTGTGCTCGCGGTTCCATATCTCTCTATATTCGCAGCTCCTTTTTATCCAATCTGTGCCGCTATGCCAACGCTTCTGCCAATAGTCAATGCGTTGCAAATCGGCATTCAGCTCGTCGAGCATCTGCTGACTTGGTGTTGATAGATTTATCATGCTGTACCTCCTTTCTTTTCTGCCGCTTCCATCATCTTTCGCTCTTCGTCAGTCATGGTGTCGAGAGTCACCTGCTTGAATTCCGGGTACTTCTTAAACACCATTTGAGCGGCATCATATGCCCTGGTCATTTCATTCTGAAACTTCTCGGCCAGTTCTTTCAACTTCTGTACGCCGCCAATCTCATCCTTGTTGGCTTCAATTGCACAACCAATGTCGTTTATGTTTTGTGAAAATGTAATCTTCATGCTATCTTATTTTTATGTCATCAATTTGGTCGCTAATATGCCAACATCCACAACAGTCGCTCTTGTCAACAGACTTTTTACTGAGTTTACATTTCCTCCTGTCACCCTCATTGTCGTATGGCTCATGATGCTTGCAACTTGCACAGCACTTTTTTATTGAGACACCATTCTTGTTCTGCGTAAAGTCGTAAAATACTCCTTTAATGATTTTGCTATTATTCATATTGTTTATTTTTAATTCTTTTTATGCCGTCAATACCCGTTTTTTTACTTTATATGCCCAATCATCGTAGCCGTTTGTAACGATGATGTCAGGCATGCTGTCGTAGTCATAGATGTCACAACTCACATTTCTACCCAAACCGTCACCGTAACCAACAGGCAACCCTCGTGCATCCTGCGGCTCTTCGAGAAAGTCGCCAGGAGGTACCCTATAACTGTACACCTCCCTGTCTATCGCCGCTTCAATGTATTCAGCTGACAACTGTTTGCAACAATTCGCGGCCTGCTTCATTCGTTCTACCCACTCTTTCGGAAATGGGCAGTGCCATTGACCATCGCCATAGCACGGCTTTTTGTCGTATATCATTCCCCAATCATTCCCAACACAATCAGGAACACCACCGCACCAACGTGTGTGTACAAAACCTCGGCATTTGTGAATGTCTCACCGCAAATGGCAGAAAACGTCATATTGTTTATGGCCATCCATTCCTTGATTTTCTCTTTCATAGTCCTTTTGTTTTAGATTTATAAATGCTCCCGTCTGCGTTTCTCATCACGGCTTCGGATTCGTGCAATGGCCGCATTAAAGCATTATCATTCTGGAGTGGCTTGTCGTGCTGTTATTGGGATAGACGTATCTGTAAAGCCTGTCTGCTTACGTCTTTAGTCCTGCCCCGATAGTTCCAACTCCGTCAGCGGCCTTCGCTCTCTCACATCTCTCGATGTGGTAACGGTGACTTTCAGTGTTACCCTACTAACCATCGTGGCGTTCCGCCCTCTCTTTATATTATTGTGTCTCAGTCTGTCAAAGAACCATTTGGCCATTCAAGCCTGCCGCTTGCAGGTGTGTCCTATCCAACCACCGCCCTACATCTCAGTTCTTCAATCTCGCCAGATGCAAACAGCCGCTGAATCTTATTGCGTGCATATAGCCTCGATGTACTGTGCTTCTCTCCTTTCTCGTCAGTCCACCCTGGCTGTCTCACGCAGTTCTTAAGAAGAGCCTGCCAGTTCCTATCCAGCCACGACGGTTTTAGCGTGCCAAAGTATTTGCACAGTTCATCAGCCGTCAGCCACACCTCGGAGTACATCTCCATCTGCTCCTCCATCGTGCGACGAACCAC